TTACGGATTGAATTGCCAACTGCTGACGAGAGCATACAGGTGATTGGGTGAGTAGCGCCAACTCTCATTGAGCTGAAGAAATTCAGCGCAGAACTCACTGCAAAATAACCGTTCGCGCTTTTCCCGATTGCCTAATACGATACCTATTGCACCCTGCCAGTCGTAACGTTTTCCGCTATGTTTACGAAAAAATGCTTCCACTTCCTGTTGACTCGCCTGCAATGGTAATTTATCCCACTTGTCGTCAGGCAATGGCATCAATTTTCCCCGTACGCCACGATCGCGAAACGACGCGGAGTAGCATAGATACTCATTTCCGCCGTGTTCTATCGCCAGTTCACAGTGAGAGTAGATACCGCGGGTGACTTTGCGAGTCACCCAGTCGGCCAGTCTGGCAATGCCACGGTGTTCCGTTCTCCCCTTATAGCAGGCGAGCCAGACTGTGTTTGTGCTCATGGTTGCCATGCCTATGGGACCATAATAAGATCAGCAATAAGAACAAGATAGAGTTCGTATACAGTTTGTATCCTTTTTTATTACCATATAACCTTTACAAATCCCTGAGATCCATTGCCAGCGGGATATATTGCAGAAGAACCAGGCAGAGAAGCTACTCCTGAACCGCCTGCTCCATACCCTGAAGCATTATTACTTAAAATGTGTATGTTGCCGTTTATTAAATTATAAACTCCCTTCCCGCCTATCCCGTAGGGGCTATTTTCACCATCCCCTCCGGGAACTGCTTTATAAGCAAGATCTGTCTCAGTGGGACAAGGATTGTGTATGCCAGAAAGATAATGTCCATTTCCACCAAGAGCTTTTAGAGTGCCGAAATAGGAGTCTCCTCCGGGCGAGCCAGCAGAATCTGAAGTAATACTCGAGGGATTTCCAATTCCACCCGCCCCTCCCTTTCCTACGATAATGTTAATCTTTTCACCTGGTGTAACTATTACCGTTGACATAATCGGTGAGGCAGCTAATCCTCCTGGTCTGTATTTATTTGAACCGAAATTTCCCATGCCACCATTACCACCACCAATTAACTCAACAAAGACCTTTGTCACTCCTTTAGGTACAGTAAACACTCCATCTTCAGTATAAAAAGCAAAATTGCCTAAATATCGTGTATCGGCATCAGAACTACTTAAAGCTGCATTCGCCTTATCCATAGCCGCTTTCACCGCGCTCGGCGTCGCTGCTTCGGTGGTACTTGTGCTGTTGGTCGCGTTATTAAGCTTTACAATCCCTTTTTGCGTCAGCGTACCGTCAGGAACACCGCTAATCTGATTCCAGGGATGAGTATGACTAGCCGGTGCTGCTGCATTGGCCTTATCCATTGCCTCTTTTACCGCACTTGGTGTAGCCGCTTCGCTAGTGCTGGTACTTTTAGTCGAAGCATTAAGCTTAACAATACCTTTTTGAATCAACGTACCGTCCGGAATGCCGGTAATCTGGTTCCAGGTATGTGTATGATTCCGCGCTTCAATCATTGCCGCTTTTACCGCTTTCGGGGTGGCGGCTTTGGTTTCATCGTCACTATCAGTGGCATTACTAAGCTGCGTAAAACCTTTCTGCGTGAGTGTTGCATCCGGGTGATGAGTTGAGTTTTCATGTTCGTCCAGCCGTGTATCCACATAATCCCGTGTAGCCAGTACCACGCTCGGATCAACGGTCAGCGTCACCGCAGTGGTATTGGAAACTTCCATAATCAAACGAATACAAACCTGCTTACCGCTTCCACCGGGAAGCAGAGGTTTATAGGATTCCGGGAACTTGCCGATGGCGATTAGTTCTCCGTCAACATCAAAGACACCCACCTCTCGTACATACCAGCCGCCAACGTCTTCCGGCAGAACCACTTCGGCAATCAACCAGTTCGGATTATTTGGCGCAACCGTCAGAGTATTCATCTCGCCGCGCCAGACTTCGTGACGCAATTCGGTTTGGCTGGCTGTGGGTTCATAATATTTTCCATTGCTATCGCCAACGGCCATCTTCTGTAAATGTATCTGTTTTTTATCGGCAAGGGCGCTGGCGATTTTTGCCATCCCCTTGTCGGTCAGGAGGGTATAGAATTCATTAACCATATTTGCTCCGGGTAAATAGATGTGATTTCAAGGCTCCATTGCCCTGTACTGAAATAATTCGGTTTAGTTTGTTCAACTTCCTGTATCTGGAACGGCAGGACTGTCGTTATCTCACCACCATAAAGGGCGCAGCCAATAACAGGGATAGCGCTTTGGTTAATTATCCAGACGATTAGTGCTTCCAGTTTGGAGCGCACATTTTTGTATTCATGAATAAGATCTACAAGGTTATTAAATAGATGCTCGTTCATGCCTTGATTGCTTAAGTTAACTTCTACTTTAAAGAAGTAAGCTTTCCCGTCATATTCAAACCATTCGGAAACGATACCCGGCAACGAGAGTATTTCGAGTACGCGACGAACGGCCCAAGGGGTTCCTTTATATTTATGTAACTCTATTGCCTGTTTAATTAAATTTCGTCTCTCCTGCTCATCTTTCGCAAATAACCAGCCCTCAAGTCCCTGTATATGAAATTGTGAAGCCAGCGACGGTAGTGCTGAGGCATCAACTAAATCGACCAGATAAACCAGCAGTACTGTAAGATCGATTTGTGAAAAACGTTCGGCAGCTATATTTGCCAGAATAGAGAAACGCTCGTCACTGGCCAGCGGTGGTGGCAAAAGCAATTTATCCATCGCTAACTCCAGCAATGGTCACCTCAATGGCGGTACATTCCGCCCATTCATGTGCTTTTAATACCTTTTTGAGCGGCATATCCAACGCAACATCGTAAACGCCTTCGACCTGTAGCACTTTGATAATCTGGTTTGGCACAATATCCTGGCCTAACCGGGTCTGGCGTTGTTGAACCCATGTACTCAAGGCTTCGCGTGCGGCAGCCAGCGTCGTTTCCTGATCGGCGGTGGTAAAGAGCGTCAACCGAGCGAAAATTTGATAAGGCACTCGTGGCGATTTTTTGGCGCTGACCTTATCGGTTAGCGGACGCTTTTTCTCTTTACAGACTTCCCGTTCGATCTGTTCAAGGAGTTCAGCACCAGGCAGACCGTTCAGGGTAAGCGGATAAATCTCTACGCAGCCTTCCGGCAGTCCTTCATCCGGCCCCAGCACAGCGACGTCAATGATCGACTGGCTGACGGAAAGGGTATGAAAACGATAAGCACCATAGCTTCCTGCGTTACTAAAACTTTCTGGTGCCAGCCGGATTCGCTCACGCAGCGCGTCATCGCTTTCTTCACCACAACCGCCTGTAGATTCGGTCAGGTTAATGACAGTGATATCGTAACCACTCACGCTATCCACCAGCGCACTGATTTGCGCTGGTTGCCAGCCGTTGCCGGATTCTCCAGCGACGACACAGGTTGCGGTTATGGCAACGCTCAGACTTCCAGAGGGGAGGAGGATATCCTCATCTGTGGCGAACATCACGCTGTCGGATGCGCTGGCACGGGTTCCCTGTGGAATCAGTACGTTGCTTTTACAGGCATTTGCCACAGAAAATTGCAGCGTGGTTTTTGCCGCCTGTGGCGGCAGGCGATGAACACCAACCAGTTCACCTAAATAATCCAGCATAGGGGCGCGTGAATACGCGACCAGGTTTTGCTTCGCCGCCTCCTGAACGGCGATGCGGACAAGGTTTTCACGATAAGCAAACAGGTCAATGAGCAGTCGCTCAGCCTGCGCCGGGTAGAGTTTTTTACCGCTGGCTTCTTCATACTGTGCGATCATTTCACTGGTGATTTGCGCAGGGTCGCGATCGATAAAATTGGGTTCGGCTATCGCCATAACACCTCCGTAGAGTTGATTACGCCGTCTGCGGCACGCCATTGCACGTGTAATGTCAGATGTTCACCGTCAATAGCTGGCGTCACCTTCAGCAACTGGCAGCGAGGTTCCCATTTGCGAATAGCTTCCACGGATTCCCGTACAACATGTGGAATGGCTCGCTCGATCGGATAATCGATGTAGCGCCACAGATTGCTGCCAAAAAGTGGCCTGTGGGGATCGCTGCCGCGTGGTGTGCGCAGAATGATATGTATCGCCTGATGAATGTCGTCCAGCCCACAGACATGTTCTTCAGGACGTTGCAAGGCAGGTTGCCAGTGCAGGGTTGAGGGTCGTGTTTTTGTATTCATGGGGCTATTTTCACCCCGATATGATGCGAACGATAATAAAGCGCTTTAGGAAAATATTTGATTAAAAAAGAAAAACCCGCCTTAGCGGCGGGCTGGATTAATAGCCGTGGGAATGGTGATTTGAGTTTCCTCCGCCGTCCATAACGGAACCGCTGACGTTCACGTTGCCCTGAACGTTGACATTGCCGGTGATTACCGCACTGCTGCCAACGCCTCCGCTACCCATCATGCCACCGAGCCAGGTCAGCTTTTTCATTATCGTGACATCACCGGTAAAGGTAGTGAGTGGCGCATTGACGGCAACGTCCAGAGCCTTCACGTCAACAGTCGATGCCTCAATGCTCACATTCGTCGCTTTTACATTTACGGTGTCAGATGTCACCAAAACATGCTGCGCTTTAACCTCAACCTGTGGTGAGGTGAGACGAGTTGTATCCCTTACCTCAATAATAATTTTTTCAATCCCACCGTTAACGGTGAGCTGGTGAGACTTTCGATCGTATTCAAAGGCTGCCCCATCAGAAAAATGTACGTAGCGCTTATCGCGTGATACGAGTGGTGCAGTATCGACGGTAGAATAGACAGCTCCCAGAACAACACCATCTTCACCATTGTTATCAAGCAGAACCTCCACCTGCTCGCCAATATCCGGTAACCAGTAGTCTTTATTTTCTTGCGTATTGCGTTGCAGGACGGGAAGCCAGTTGCTGCGTAAGTTATCGCATTCTGGCAAGGTGACTCTGACGCGAACCGCCGTTTCATCAATATCGCTGATAATGCCTGTCTGACGCGTTACTCCTTTCATATTGCCTCCTTACTGGCTGGTTGCCGGCCCGCGTGAAACGTCGATTTCCGTGGTGTAGCCGCTACGCGAGAAGCGGTGGATTGTTTTATCAATCAACCACTGGCCGGAAAGTACACCAAAACCGTTCAGTTCGATCTTATTACCTGCCGTGAGCTGAGGACAGCCCATCATACTGAGCGTACCGGTCTGCTGGTATTCGTTGTGGCTATCCAGTGCGGCATTGGCCTTCGCCTGAGCTGTACCTGCATCTGGCGCCCGGATGTTTATTTTCAGGGTATCGGCGCTGGTTGCTGCACCGCGTGCAGACGGTTTTTGTTGGCCATCATGCGTATAGATAACCAACTCTTTTTGTTTACTGTTCTGGTGTTGCACCGTGGCATTTTTGTAGATGCGGTTGATCGTATCCTTGAATGAATAGTGTGAAATATCAATTCGGTTAAGCGTCTTCACCGGCGCCAGACAGCGCAACGTCGGCAGATGCGAAAAGATGAGTTCTTTCGTCGTTACCTTCACGGTATAACCATATTCTCCTGCAAGACGTTTCAGAAACGCTACGTCAGTTTCCGCATATTGTGTGACGCGATCGATAGTTAGTGATTCGATTTGTCCGACCAGTGTCAGACCATGCTTTTGTGCAATACGACTGGTGATGGCGAAAAGTGTTGTTTCTTCGAAGCCCTGACTGTTCTTCGTGCGCAGCGCTTTGCTAACGGAAGTGGCTATTCCGTCAATATTGACCGTTGAGGGTGGCGCACTAATATCTATTTTATCAATGACATAAGACCCGCAATTCAGTAGATCCTCACCCTGATATCCCAGATGGAGCGTCAGTGTGTCGCCTTTACCTGGGTACCATTCATTTATCCAGCGTCCGGTACTATCTTCCAGCGTAATTGCAATCACATCCGATTCGTTTTTAATACTGTCGCTGTAGCTGATACTGGTGACATAAGGTGCTATGTCGTAGGTAATTTCCTTATGACCGTACCAAAGGGTGAAAACAGGCGTCAGGGTAGCAATCCCCCCGCCGGAAACCGTTATCTCAGCCATGGTGGTAACTCCGAGGACGTTTGCGTGATGCTGATGACAGGAATAATCAACCGCATGCCTGACGGTAAAACAGGAAGGATCGCGACATGTGGGTTGGCCGCAATGATTCGCTCGTAGGCCAATGCATCGCCGTAATAGCGCCAGGCGAGGTTATCCCAGCGTTCACCCTCTGTCGTAACATGTTCAAGGTAGCGCATTACAAACTCCTCGTAATATCTGCAGCAGCAAGTTGGCTTACTTCAGACGCGCTTTTTTGCATAGTGCTGCGCCCCTGATTGACCAGCAATGCGGCGCTATCGTAAGTGGCTTCTGCTACGCTGCTAGTGATGACATTAAACAGAGATTCGGCTTGTTCAATGAGTGTTGAGGCGTCCCTGGCGCATTCGCGGATCCCCGGCAGGCTGCCTATTAGCGCCTGTATTTTTGCTGCCAGCGCTTTGGGCAGTCCTGCCAGGGTTTGCAGATCCAGAGGTTGTCGCAATAGCGCTTCCACCGAGTCGATCGTCTTTTTCAGTGAGTCGATAATATCGCTACACTTCTTCTTCAACGCTTTGGCTTCCTTAACCAGCTCTTGTGCCTGTGCGACCTTTTTTTTAATGTCATCAATGGTGTCGGCCATGTCGTCCATCATCTCTTTGGCATCGCGCATTCCATCCTCAGCAGCGCTCATAAGGTCATCGAACCAGGCGTCGCTGAGCTCAGGGAAATCATCCAGCATTTCGTCAATATTCGGCTCCTGAGTGGTAATAGCCGGAGGCAGCAGCGGATCCTTCGGATCGCCAGTGTATTCCTGCAACGTCAGGCTCCCGCTCTGGGCTATAACATTGCCACAGGGATCTGTGTGCTGGTGGCTGGCGCTCAGATCGGTAATTACAAACCAGCCGCGATAATCCCCATTGCCAAATACCAACGCCATCGCCTGATGTGCAGTCATCGCGGTGCGCAAGCGATTGAATTCTGTTGACGGCTGGCAAAACTGGCTGTGAAAACTGAATTGCAGAGTGATTTTTTCCAGCTTATCGCCAATAAATTGCACGCCAGGTTTGCCTTCAATACGAGCATGGCTGGCATAATCTACGCCCAGTGTGGTTTCAAAGGCGTCCCAGTATGCAACGACTTCAAATTCAATCTCTCCTAAAACGGCATACATCAGGCATACCCCCGGCGCTGTTGTTGCGCCATTACGTCATTAATCATTTTCTCCAGTTCCCGTTTGCATAGCGTCATGACGTTTTTAACCTCGCCAGCCGTGTTTTGCCCGTGGCCCTGGACTGTAACCTGCGGTGAAAAGTGCACCTGGATATTGCCCAATGATCGGGACGGCAGCGTATAAGATTTTGAGCGGTGTGATGCAGGCGCTGTCGCTGTTGAGGATGTTGCGGCGGGTTTAACCCCAGGCGTGAGTGCCGTTCCGGCTATACTGGCGCCTGGTTTTTCCGTGTTGATCCCTAATGTGCTTTTTGCCCAGTCCGGGATAAGACCTTTTATTTTCTCAATTGCGCTATTCAGGAACGGCAGGGCTTTGAGAATGCCATTGATCAGACTATCCAGAATATTGCTGCCGAATTCGCTAAAGCTGGCGGGAAGAACAATACCAAACCAGTCCAGAACGCTGGCGAAGACGTTATAAAATAGCCCCAGCGGTGACCAGTCCATAATTAGGCGTGTAATACCGCCAATACCACCGTCAAAAGCCGCTTTAATATGAGTCCAGAGGCCGGAGAAGAAACCGGAAATAGGTTCCCAATAGCGATAGATTAAATAGGCTGCGCCAGCGATGGCGGTGATAGTCAGGCCGATAGGGTTCATCAGCAGCGCGCGGCCGAGCCAGATAAATGTTTGGCCGACCAGTTTCAATCCGCCAACCAGAGCACGGCCCAATAAAGACGCCACTATTTTTACGCCGTTTCCAAACGATCTAAGCACCGATAGCGCAGTACTGGCCGCCCCGCCCAATGCGAGGCTGGCTTTTACCCGCAGGAAGATATCGATCAGGCGAATAAAAGGCGATGCGATAAGGTTCGCTGCCAGTTTCATAATATTCAGCGCACCGCTGAATAACCAGATAATACCAACAACCTTAGCGATGCCCTGCACTAGCGCCGGGTTTTCCCGCAGCCAGGCGCTGAATTGCCTCACTAGTGGCGTAATATTTTGTGTCAGTTCACTCATCGCCGGCAAAAGCTCCTGGCCAACGGTAAGCCACAGGTCGTTAAGGGTGAGCTGTAGTGCTTTGGTTTGCTCTGCCGACGATGTCATTCTCAGGTCAAAATCATTATTGATAAGATCTTGATCTGCTGCCCGTATTGTCGACGCTTTTAGCTGACGGTATTCATCCAGATTTGCCAGCATAGGGGCAAGGAAATCAAGCGTTTGCGTATCGCCAAACAGGGCGCCGAGGTTAAATTTATGCGCCATTGCAATTAGCGCCTCTCTACGAGCGGACTGATCCTCCATTTTCATAGTCTGTTTGAAGGTTTCAAGGATCTGTGGATGCATTTTTTCCAACTGCATCTGCACGATATGTGCCATCGCTTCCGTCACGCCTATCCCGTTTTGCTGATGCTCCAGCAACGATCCCTGGAGATCCACGCCCTGACTGGCAAACCAGTTATCCGTCTCTTTTGAAAAGGTTGATTTGAGGAAATGATCGAAATTTTCCGAAGCTGCTCTGAAGCTCGAGCCATTTTTCATGGCGATTTGCATCGTTGCGGTCAGCTCCGCAAGTCCTTCTTTTCCTTGTAGATTGGTTTTGTCGGCAAAAACATTAATCCACTGTGTTTGTTCTTCAACAGAACCGCCACCGCCTTTTGCGACGCTGTACAGCATGTTTTGTGTGGAACGGAAGTTATCAGACGCAATTTTCAGTTTGTCATGGGTGGCAATCGCCGCCCGCGCCCATATTTGCGCACTGTCGCGGGTTGTCGTTGCGGCTTTGGCGATATCAGGCACGTAGTGGCTAAGATCCTGCAATGCGGTGACGCCGCCCTCAACCATCGTGAAAGTAGCGTTTTGCAGCTCTTTTTGATCCTGATTGAACGCAAGGCTCCAGTCACGGATATTCGAGTTTAAGGCGTCCTCCGTGGCATTATTCATGCTGCCTTTAACCGCTATATTGACCATATTGTCCTGGAATTCGTAGGGTAGCTTCCAGTCGGGCGTCTCGACGTTTAAAAGTTTGCCTGATTGTCCGACAAAACTTTGCGTTTTTCCCACTAATTCAGTGAGTTGCTTGTCGTTTTCTTCCCGTCGGAGGGCTGACTCAGTAAGCTGTTGTGTCAGCTTGGTTATTTTAACTTGCTCGGTACTGAGTGTTTGTAGCGTGCTGGCGTTTAGTGAGCCGTAACGGGCTATTGCCTGCGTCAACGCCTCATTACGCGCCTGGAGCTGAGTAATAACATCGTTGGCCAAAATAATTTTCCGTATAAGTGAATAGTGCCCGGTAACAGGTTTGCCAGAAAAGGAGCAGAGAAGAGGTGAACCGGGGCCGGGCCAGGAAACCCGCAGGCGTTAAGCCTGCGAATCGTATTCGTGTTTAATCTGAGTGCCAGCTTCATCCAGCCAGCAGGCGAAATCGTCAGTAGTCAAAGCATCAATTTCAGCTGGCTGAAAGTGAAACCACTTCGCCAGCAACGCCATCGCCTGCCACAACAGCTGTGGGTTCTGTAGCCATACTAAGCATGGATTGAAATCGTTTCTGCAGCGCCTGATAGTCGAGCAAATCCATCTCTGAGAGATCTTCCGGTACCAGCCCGGTCATTGCTGCCATTAGCGGTTCGTCCCATTCTTCCGGTTTATCACTGGCGCGGCGAGCGGTGCGCATATCTTTTACCTTCAGACGGCGTAATCGAAGTTCGGCGATATGTTCTCCGGTGGCAGAGGTAAATGGAAACTGGAGAGTATATTTTTCGGTCATGTTGTAATCCTTATTAATAACTTTAAATTCGGGGCCGAAGCCCCGAAAAAAATCAACCGCCGATATTATTGCGGTATGCGTTTAGCTGATCCGTCCCGTTAACGCGGAAAATATTAGCCAGATAATCCAGTTCCAGCAGTGTTTCACCGTCAATGACCTGTTTAATATAGGTACAACCAAAGGCGCTGCTAAATTCTGGATTTTCATTCTGTTTGAATGTACCCAGCGGATTCTTTTTAAACATCACTGTCATATGCGTGACCAGTGCTAATTGATCTGCTTTCCCCTGAGAGTTATAGCAGTCAATACTGGAGCGGCATTGTAAAGCGACTGCCTGCCACGGATTGGCCGTTTTGCGCATTACTTCATGATAGAAAGAGTTCCATTTAATCTCTCCTTCCAGTTTATCAAAACCCGCTGGCAGCTCGATTTTCCCAACCATACCAAGCGCCTTATGTTCTTGCATAATCATGCTGACATCAGGCAGTTTAATTTCGGTTGCTCGACCTAAAAGATTATTACCATCGAGATAAATATTCGCATTGGTAATACGGTTGATTTGAATTTTTCCAGCCATTAGTGATTGCTCTCCAGAGAAACTAAATATTCAGAGGTAATTTCTGTTTCAAATGTCAAACGCTCCAGTGGCGGTGGCGGTGTGAATTTGTAGCTCAGCAGCAAATGACCGGCAGCCAGTTCCGTTTGTTCGTTACGCGCTGGGTCGTACCAGCATTCGAAACCTAAGAGCGCGCCATCTGCAATGAGTTTGCGTCCCCAGGTATTAACCGATTCAGTTAACGCATCAATCAGCGCCTGGTTAATTGGCATATCCATATATTGTTGACTGAAATAACGAATAGATTCGTTAATAACATCGCCAGTACGGCGCACGTTTTCAAAATTGCGCATATGCGTCACTGTCGGCCAGGCCGCAGTACGGTTACCCCACAGACGCAAACCAGAGCCATAACTATTGAAAACCGTCGTGATACCGTTTTCGTTGAGTTGATTCACTTCACTTTGGGGATCGTCGATCATGGCGCTCAGAGAACGTTCTACGCCGGTAATACCCTGAATTTCCTGGTTTGAGTTGCTCCACCAAAATCCTTTTTCCAGATCGATTTTAGCGCGCAGGCCCGCTGCTCGGGACGAGAGCGGCTCCAGGACTTCCGTATTTGCTGTGCTGTCGTATACTTTTACGTGTGGATAGCACAGGCGAGCACGGTCGGAACTTGTATTAAAATTAATCGTGCCCGTCGATCCTCGCCCTGCCAGTACTTGCTGGAAGGTCGTACCGATCGGCGCATCGATATAACTAATCGCACCCAGATTTTCAGCCTGAGCAATCAGCTCAGTTGCCACAGATTTTTGGGTACAGAATACAGGGGCAATTAAAATTTTTGCAAAAAAACCGAACAGGTTATACGTATCCTGTAGCACTTTCATTCCGGTGCGATCGCCTGCGGCATTTACGGTACCAATTATTTCAGCTGCAGTAACTTTCGTTGGGTCGGAATAGGTATAATTAACAAACGCTTTGGTTCCTGGTGTTAAGTTATTACCCATGCAGGTAATTCTACCCGTCAACATATCGACGGTATAATCTGAATCTTTTGTATAAGGAATGCCGGCATTAATGCTGCGACCAATAGCCAGGGACTGGATTCCCCCATGTTTAAGTTGAATCTTGCTATTGTCATCAACTGTAACGCTTTCACTTGCGATCGTACTTTTGTGTACTGACGGATCTAATACGTTAATGACTACTACGGTGCCTGCACCATGATCATAGATGGCATTTAGCGCCTGCGGAATGGTCGTATTGGCTGTTGCAAAACCAAACTGCGCGGCATCGCTTTCAGAAAGGCATAACGTTGCCTTATTGACAGGACCGCTGATGGCTGTACCAATCAGACCAATCACTGCGGATTTTACTGCTTTAACCGGACGTGGACCGGCTTCGATTTCAAGGGTTTCTACACCATGTAGGTAATTAGCTGCCATGTACAACATCCTCTGCGTTAGTTTCTGTTTCTTCCGTGACAACTGGCGATAGGTGCCGGCGAGCAATCATAGTTTTGACCCACTCATTGTCTTCAGGCAGATCGATCTCGCTATTTGTCCACAATAAAATTTCCTGGCCATTGGAGAGCGTGACGCCGCTTGCCGGGCCGTGATAAACATATTTCATACAGTTTCGTCCTTATAGTTAACGACCGTAAGCAGGGGTAAATCCTTGCTTACCTGATTAGCAATAAACGGCATGCTGGAGGCCAACTCCAGTATGTAACGGCAAAGGCCTGAGTTCTCACCGAGATACTTTTCGTTATCTGGCCAAAGTGGACGATCGCATCCGGGAAGAATAATTCCTCCCAACGCATCACGAATACGATCCAGTGCATTTATTGCTTCACTGATTTTTGGAACAATTACGGTAGCAGCCATCTTGAGTGTTCGTTTCAATACAATTGCATCAGTACTTTCCAGAGAGGTAAAGGTCGAGCCACAATATTGTAATAGTACAGTCACCTTATTTGCTGCTGGAATATATTCCAAGGGGTCTATCTCTGAAATAAACACATCCAGTTCAGGAACGGATTTTTGTAGTCTATTGATTACAGTATTGATAATGGTTAATGTTTCCAATGTCACTCTCCTTAGTTGTCCGGTGAGAGTTGTCTCCCCCCTCCGTAATAGTTCGGGTATATCTTTACTGATTTATCCTGAATTTTCTTCTAATTTAATTTAGTAAAAAAATAAAAGGTGTTTTTTAGATTAATGGCTTCCACGTTGAATGAGTTCTATCTTGCTATAAACGGCATCCAGCTTTGCTTCTATAACAGCTTGTCCTCGAAGGTAGTCTTCTCTGCGAACATAATGCAGAGGAAGGTCTGCTCTGAATTCCAGAAATTCACGTTCTAGTCTTGTCCATCCAATTTCTGTTTCACGCCGGGCAATTTCAAGTGTTTCAAAACGTTCATTCAACTGCTTTAAAATTTGCGCTAAAAGAAGCTTTCCGCATGCAAACATTAATCCTGCGAACGAAAGCAGGAATGAGATAAGTTCCCAAAAATCGATACTGAGCTTCATTATTACCTCTGTTTAAGAGATGCAACTTGCTGGCCCCCATAACAAATAAAGTGATGCCCGATTAAATAAAATGTTTTTGGGATAATGTCGATTCTCACGCCAGTTTGCCGCACTACGTCCGGCATTAACCCGTTCTACATGCCCAAACCAGAGGGAAGGATCAAGTCCTTTTGATGTGGCCAGCCTTTTATCTTTATTAACCCAACCTTGCCCACCATTGTATGCACTCAGCGTAAATGCCATTCGTTGGCAGTTATCTCTCGCCTGGAGAGAATTCCAGAGTCGACGGTCATATTGCACCAACGCACGTATGGCCCAGGTGGGGTTGTAAGGCGCATTATCGCGTAATTCTGGATAAAGCTTGCTTATCCATGTTGCCGTTTCGGGCATAAACTGTGCCATACCGGTAGCCCCCGCCGGAGAGCGCGCCATGATATTCCAGCCTGATTCTTGATGTATTTGTCCGGAGAAATCTGCGACAGGCGCGTTAAGCCCCCAAATTTCTCTGGTGGTACGAATCAGTTCATTTCGCCATTGTAATGATTCACGCGGAGGGCTTTTTGCCTCGGCCATTGGCATACTGGCGATTATATATAACAAGTAAATGAATCTTTGCCGCATAGTTACAACCCCAGTGCAACAGCAAGACAGGTCGCCGCAACGAGAATAGCGCGGCGAATCATTGCTGCCGCGCAGCACAAAGATTCTTCCCAGGGACAAAAAGAGTCAGGGCGAGCCCAGGGAAAAAGGCTACGGTCGAGCCAATAACCAACCACCGCTGAGAGTGATACAAGGCTGAGTTTGTAAATAGCAACAGGAATTTGTGCGGGTGATGTCCAGCCGATAAGTGCAAAAAGCAATACAGATGAGATCAACCAACCTGATAGCCGGGGAATCGTTTTCTTTGGCATAAACTGTCTCCTGATAAGTGGAATTCCATACTCACGACATAGCCGGTAAAAAGAACGAAAACCACTTTAGAAAATAATTTCTGTCATCTATTTTTAGTTTTTTTGAAATTTGTTTAAAAGATTTATTAAAAGTGAGGCGTACGATTTCTTTGATGACGCCGAAAAGCGCTTATAAGATGGTGTGCATTATAGATGTCCAATCTAAGGATAAATTCAATGAATGATATAGCGATATGTTCAGATGAATAATTTCTATGGCTAATTAATTAACTCATAATAACTAACTGATTGAGATATATGAGTAAATGTATTCATTAAAAATTTATATGTATTTATGGTGAGTTATTGCTTTTTTCTGATTTCCGCACCTACAACAGTACTGGAAAATACCTGGTGCAAAAAACATGGAGATGAAAAATGATTGATAAGTCTGTGGAGATGACTCGGTTCCCTGAAATTATTAACGATCTGGCGTTTCATGCGTCCCAGGTGCTTATTGAAAGCATAAATCTTGATAGCGAATCAGCAACGAATGTTGGCCAGGCTATAGCTGACAGGATGATGAGGAACTGGGGGGGACAAAGCATCTATTTCCCCAAGGGCATTTCTGGTAGGGCTTCAGAACGGGATTACAAGATCTATAGTGAATGTGACGGTCGTAACTATGCCGAGCTGGCAAAAAAATACAATCTGACGCTACAGTGGATCTACAAAATCGTAAAGCGTGTACATAAGGAAAAGCAGAAACATCAGCACATTGCATAA